TAAGAGATGCGCCATTCACATAACCAGCACCACGGGAGACGATTGTCACCGAGGTCACTGCTCCGCCGCTCACAACAATATTAGCCGCCGCACCAAACCCGCTACCGCCAGACAATGCAGTCGCATTATAGGTTCCGTTGGTGTAACCAGACCCGCCAACGATCGTCCCTAGTGTTTTGAGACTGTTCGCAACATCCGTGACCACCGTAGTGCCGGCCGCTACAGTAGACCCGCTAATAACCTGCAGAGCGGCGACCTGTGAGCTGGCGGTATCACTATAGAGCCAGACGCTTCCGCTAGTGGCGATGTACGACTTAGAGAACACCTGTGTGCTTGGGATCGTCGCGGTATCGGCCATGATCGGGTACTGGAAAACCAGCGAGAAGTACCCCGCGCTTCTCCTTGCCCCTAGAGCCTCGCCTGCGTCATACCAGACGTTTTCTCTGACGTTATAGATAACGGCGTCGGTGCATTCAGTGGCGTCACCTCGAGGGTAAAACCACCAAATTTCGCCATACCTGGGCACTTTGCAGGCCCATACCTTCTGGCGCTGGGAATAGTTCAAATTATCAAAGAAATAGTTCTGGTTGTAGTTATTCGGGATCTCCTTGACCGACCCTGCGTACAACAAGAATCTATCCGCACCGCACCAGTAATAGATCCCGTCATATTCAATCGCGCTCTGGCTAGAGAGAATCGATGACTGGCTGCTGATAATGTCGTACTTCCAGTATTGAGCTGGCACACCCTGACCACCCAAATAGGAGACCCGTATAAGGCTGTCTAGGCTCCAGAAAAGTCCAGATGGGGCATTGGTACCACCGCGAACTGGAAGCGCCTGTATGATCTTCCCAGAGGCCACGTTGACCTCGTTAGCGTCCAGGCCAACCCAATTCAAGGGGTTGCCGGCGGTACAGTTTTTAATGAAGCCATTGTTTCCATAGACAAAAACGTAGGGATGCAGGGCAACAACGCCACCGGATACATCTACGTTATTGTCAAATGTGGCCGTAATCGTGCCAGATGGGACTACATTGCTAACGGTGACCGATGTAGTGTTGACACCTACAACAATCGTGTTCGCGGGGACATTGGTGCCGGTCATCGTCTGGCCTACACCAACCAACGGATTCGCGGCCGCTAGCGTTACTACGGTCGTATTGTTGCCAGTAATCTGCGCCGTAAAGACACCGATCTTGGACATCGTGGTGCCGTTGATGTCGCCAATCAGGACCGGTGTATTGGTCGTGCTATCAATGGCAGATAGGTTCTGGCCTGGATGAGCCAGTATTGACCCGACTCCATTGCCACTGACGTCATAAAACCCGTCAAACTGCCACAGATTATTACTGCTAGATGTGAAGTTTGAAAGGGTAAAGTTCTGGATACCCTGCCCGTTTCCGAGGCTGTCAATCGTCAGCTCCTGCAGGCCGCCGCTGTAACCAGAAAAGACCTGGTTGAGGCCGTTTGAAGAGTTGACCCAGATCCCTCGAGATGGACCGCTTAACTGCTCTGAAAGCGCCCTGTAGCCGAGGATTTTTCGCGGCCGACCTCGCTGGAACCTAGTCCACTTAGCTGAGGTGTAAAAATTCTTGTCAAATACCGTCCCGTCTCTCTGGACCCCAGCGAGAGTATTTAAAGAAAAGACCTTCTTTGTCATGGTCAGAAAACTCCACCAGAAATCCCGCCTGTGAAGGTTCCTGTGCCAGGAATGGTTAACCCAGTCGCAGTCAATCCAAACATCTTTGCGCCAAGGATCGCCAAGCCAATCTCGCCAGTTGTGGGGTAGTACATACCCGTAGATGCCTCTGATAAAAACGACAGCGACGGAGACCCAACCGAGCCGTTAACCAAAGACAGAGAAGACCCCCCAACAGCGATCGTCGATGCGTTCAGCAAGTTCACCGAATCACACAATAAGATAACTTGTTGAGTCCCAGGCACCGAGACCGTGGCAGCTCCAGCAGCCCCAGTTGTGAACGTAATTGATGACGACGACTGGTTTGTGATGTAGTAAACCTGAATCGTCTGAGGCAATACGACCGTAACCGGAGACGTAATAGTGCCCGTATACTTTTGGATTACGTTGGCGGCCTCTGAGGGGCTCAGTGTATAGGTGCCCGACGTCACAGCCTTCGTGAGCTGCGTAAAGTTAAACTGGGTGCTTCTGCCCAATCCAACAGTGTAAAAAGCGACCCCAGAGCAGCAAATCATGCACGAATCACCTGGGGCCAAAGAAATTGAGCTTGCGCCGTCAATTATCTGACTAGAGCTTGGATTTACCGCAAGGTTCCCAGTCCCGCCGTTGCGAAGCAAGATATACCAGTCGTTGCCTAGCGTGGTCGCCGAGGTGATCGTTAAGGTCCCGCTTCCGCCAGTCCAGACGAACGTTCCCGCCCTATCTGCAGCCACCGTTGTGTAGTTAGCCGAGAACGTACTAACGGGGTGCGAGGAGTTCAGGGTTGTCGTAATGGCCTTGATACCGTAGCCGGCAAGGGTGGCCGCGTCAGCACTAGACGACCCAACACCGAACGCGATAGAGCCCCAGGTGCCTCCAGCAGTCGTGTTCGTCGAGATATAGATGTAACGTGACTGGCTAGCGGCAACCGTTGCAACCGCACCGCTGGCATTGTTTACAATGTTAAAAGAGTTTGACCCAACGTTTCGGATCAAGCTATCTTGGCCGACAGACGCCTGGTTCGCAGCCGGGAGGGTGATCGTTAGCCCTGCAGTGGTCGCAGAAACGTCCATGATGCGGGCAATGACGTCACCCGCGGCGTTACCATTAACAGGCCATGCAAGCGTCGTGTTGGCCGTTAGAGTGATGCTACGGTAAGAGACGTCAGTAGGCTGTATGACGTCGCCGGTGAACGGGCTAATAAAACTCATTATGAATCCCTCACGACTGCCTGACGGTCACCAATCCGGGCAACGTCTTCTGTTTTCAATGTGGCGATGATCTTGTCGTACTGTGCCTGCCACATTGGAATCCGCTCGTCATTTTTCAAAAACGGCATCGCCTGCAGCAAGCTGCCGTACAACATCGCCTGGGGTGCGTACTGCGTAAACCAGTTCGTCTGGTTCGTAATGTCCAGAGGCTGCACCCGCTCGTAGTACAGGACCTCGTAGTTATAGGCCAGGTCAGGAGTCGGAGCCACCAGCCAATGCGTATAGTCGTAGTCGCAGTAGTATACGGGCGTATCAGTCTGAGTGGCGTTAGGCCAGTAATTCCTCAGATACTCGTACTTACGCAAGAAGACTGGCTGGCGTTGATTGTTGTCAATAAGGTTGAAGGAGACGGTTTTTCTCCATCGAGCGGGCTTGACAATAATAGGCTCGCCGATATTCATCGTGCTGGTCGCTACCGTCAAGTTGCCCAAGAACTGGATTTCCGAAGAAATAACCTGCTCCGCCAACATAATAAAAGTAGGGATCTTCTCAAGCGTGGCCGTGTCAGTACGCTCCAAGTATGAAGAGATATCAGTCACCAAACTCGCATACGTCATTTCAACGGCCATGACACTTCCTTATTTTGAGGCGACGCCCTTGTGCTTCTCAAATGAGCGCATCCCACCAAAACCAAGCAATCCAGCCAACAATGTCATGAGTTGCTCAACATCAAGATCGGGGGGCGCCGATAAACCTGCAGGGATCAATTCTACCCCCTGTCCGAACGCCCAACACCACTGCATTAAGGGATAGCCAAGGAATTGATAAGCCAGGCCCAGAACCCCAACCCAGCCCACAGCAGGCCTCCACCCACTGACAAATACGCTAGAAGACGCCGCTTCGATCTTATTGATATCCACTTGGGCGAGGTCAGTGGCCTGATCAATCCTCTTCTCCTCCAAGTCCAGCCTGCGCTCTTCCAACGCCATCTCGAGGCGCTCGTTATCCGTTGTAATGAGCGAATCCGCAACCTTGCCAACTCCTTCAATAATAGAGCCAATACCCATCAGATCCATTATTTAAGCCCTTTCAAAGTACGATTGATCCAGCCCAATAAAAATTTAGATTGCGTTTTGTTTTTATTGCAAATGTCAGCGTAACGAGTGATTTTTGCTAACGCATAGGCTTTCTTGAACGCCTCACCGTCAATATTGTTAAACTTTTGCAAGGTAATTTCCCCGACTGCGCCGTCAGGAGTTGCACCAACAATCAGCTGCGCCAACTTGACAGCGACCTTTATCCCGGTGTTTACCCCGAAATTGAAGATGTTTTCTGCGACAACTTGGTTCGTAATTTCATCCCCTCGGATACGATCCCAAAACTCAGTTTTATAGAAGCTACGCACCATCCCAGTAAGGAGCGGATTGTCGACTGCACTATGGTCAATGAGGTTCCAGCCGGGCCATTGAGGATTTGGGTTTCGCGCAATTCCTGCATAAGTCATTCCCCCGGTATCACCCGGAACAGTGTGTAAAACATAACCGCCCTCGTCGACGATCATCTTCTCAAAAGCTGGATTGAAATCAGCCATTATTTCCTCATCCGTTCTTCAAGAATGACGATGCGCTCGCGGTTAATGTGGATTAGTTCTCGGTTCTCATTAATCTGCTTTTCAAGGTCCTGCCGAAGCTTTTCTCGCGCCAATTCAGCCCCAGAGTTGGCGGCTTGTTTGTTGTCGGATGTGACCACCAAACTAATCTTGGCGTTAAGCACCGTTACATCATGCGTCAACTTGTCCAGTGCAGACATTAGATATACGACGCAAGTAAAAAGAATCGGTAAAACGGCAAACGCAACTTTCTCAATGAAGTGCGACTTGGCCTCAAGTTTTTCAGTCATGGCTTATCCTTCATCTTGTTGATGATTTCAAATGCGCTCTTGACCTTCTCCTCAAGTACGGCAACTCTCAAATCAAGCTTAGACAGTACGATAATGAGCGTGACAAGGCCTAGCAATACCGGCCAGGCTTTAAGAAAAAGTTCGGCAATTTCCATGTCCGCCCCTTAATTTGAGCCCCGGTAGATCACCACCAGGGCCCTACTCTTACTCGTCCTCGCCTTCTTCTTCGCCCTCTTCTTCAGCCGTTTCTGCAAGTTCAAAATGAGCAGACATCTGAGCATCAAACAAACGGGTCAAGGTGAACTCACTGATGCCATTCTCGGCGGCAACAGCAAACGAGACAGAAAAAAGCGAATTCAAGGCCTCAAGCGGCGTTGATCCATCAATAACCTCAATGATCAAATCGTCCATGAAAATCCCCTAAAGT